TGGCGAACGGAATCATCTTCTCGGGGATCTCGACCCTCACTTCGGGGCGACGGCGACTATCTGGATGACGGGCGGCAGCAAATCTTTGCCGTCAGGGCCGGAGAGTTCCTGCTGGATCTTGTCGCCGTACTTCTTGGGCTTGAGCTTGGCGGCCACCCATTTCCGGGCGTCAACGCGCAGCCTGTTGCGGGCGACAGCGGTGGAGTCGAACACCACTTCCGCATAGCCGTCATCGTCGTCTGCACGCACGCCCGGGTGTTTTTCGGCCCGGATCATGGTGCATTCCTCGTCCGCGATCGCCACGATCTCGTCAGCCAGCGTGTCGGCCTGGTCCTCGCGGGCGCGCGTGTAAAGGTCGCGGAACTCGTCATTCGCCGCCAACCAGCGGTAAACGGTTGCCTTGTCCGGCATGTCGTCGCCAGCGCAGATGGCTTTCAGGCTCTCACCATCAGCCAGCCGGGCGCACAGCCCTGCGCCGATGTCGGTGGTGTACGACGATGGGCGTCCGCCTGCCATGACTATTGCACGATTCCGGTCACATCATCCAGCCGCAGCACCCGCTCGCCCTTGGACTTGCTGCAGTAATATTCCGCGTCCTCGCGCCTGGCGAACACGCCGACGCCTTGCTGGGACAGGTGCGTCGAGATCGGCACGATCATGCCCTTCTCGACGATCACGGCCCACAGGCGGTCGGTGATGGTGATTTTGTCGCCGGCCCTGAGCTTGCTCATGCCTTCGCCTTTGCCTCGCGCTCGCGCTCGCGCAACGGGATGCCTTCATAGGCAGGGGAGACGATCACGGGGAGCCCGTAGAACAGCTCCTTGCCGCTCAGGTTCGGCGCCACAAGCATCGGCTGAACCTCTGCACGAAGGCTACCGTACTCTTCCGGCGTCAGCCGCACCGCCTGCATGGGGTCATAGCCCCGCGACATATCCCACATGGCGCGCCGGATGTCGTCGACTACGCTCACTTCCGCGGCTCCCACACCATGCGCCCGCTGGCATCGATCGCCGGGCGCACGTCGCGCTCTCGGGTGACGGTCTTGGGCTGGAACCGCAGCAGGCGCCTTGCGCTCGGCACTGCGCGGAGCAGGCGGGCGAGTGTCTGGCCGGATAGTCCGGTGATGGTCTGGAGTGCGTTCACAGCTCGCTCCGCACGTCGTCCGCAGGGTAGAAATCGAAGTCGCCGGCCTCGATGACGGCCTCGGCGCGGTCATCTACCGATTTGCTACCGATTTCGGACGGATCGGTAGCAAGCTGGCCGTGCCATTGGCGCGGGATCATGCCACGAAGCGCCCGAGCAGCGGAATCACCGCCAGCAGCACGATCGCGATGCCGGCCAGTCGCCACGATGGCCCGACGCCGACAGCCACGAGGATGCCAAGGATCAGGGCGGCGAGTGCGAGGATCAGGGTCAGCATGACGTGCTCCGAATAGGTGCCGGGAGCGACCCGGCGAAGCTCGCTGGGAACGCCCTGCGAGCAACCTTGTGCGTGCGTCGCTCGCGGACTCGAACCGCGGACTTCTCGCGCGTGGCCGTTTCGTACCACGGGCTCGCCCTCTAGCCGACTGAGGCAAGCGACGCACGCGTCAATCATTGCACTGCTGCTTGCCGGGTTCAAGTAGCTCACCAGGACATCACCGGCGGCGCCAGCTTCACCACCGCACGGCGTCGGCGCTCCCGTTGCGCCGTCTCATGCTTGATCGCGACGCACAGGCGGCATATCTCGCTTCGTCGCCGGCTGCCACGGACCCGGGCGAATTCGCACTCCGGTAAGCTCTCGCTGCAGCAGGCGCATTTGACGATCGTGATACGCCCCGGCGTGGGGAGGCTGTAGGGGCTCATGCCGCAGCCCTCGCGCCCAGCAGGCGCAGTGCGTCGTCGACGGTCTGGACGATGTGCACTGGGCAGTTGATCCGCGCCCATTCGGCGTGGAACACGCACTGCGATGGCGTCAGTTTTCGCGCGCTCGGCGGTCGGGCCGAATTCTTGATCTCGATCCAGATCAGGCGTCCGCGCCAGCCGATGATTGCGTCGGGGAAGCCGGAGCCGACCGCGGACGTGTCGACGACCAGGGCGCCGAGCGAACGGACTGCGTTCAGGATTTCGGCGTGGTTGTCGTCGACCCTTGCGGCGCGGCGGCTCACGCGGCCAGCGCCTTGCGCTTGTTCAATTCGAGCACGCCAGCGACCGCGGCCTCATTGATCGTGACCAGGCAGTGCCGGTCCTGGGTGTTGTGCTGCGCCTCCCATGCCGGCCAGTCGCTGTGCAGGAACGTGTGGCAGTCCGGACACATCGGCATGGCCCACAGGTCGGATGCCTTGCTGCTGCCGAACCGCATGGCGATGTTGTGGTGCGCGTGCACCAGACCGACCACGCCACACCCGCGGCAGGGTTGCTGGCGGACCCATGCGAGGTATTGGTCGCTGCGCCAAGCCGGCTGTTTCAGGAAGCTCATGCCGCGCGCCTCCGCTTCGGCTGTTCGTCTTTCTTCGGGAACTCCAGCGCGACCCGGCCGGCGTAGTGGTCCTGCACTTGATGCGCGTAGTTGTCGAACTGCGCCTGCGTCATCAGGCTGGTCACCGGCACGAAACGCATCGCCTTCACCTTCTGCTCGTAGGTCAGGACGTTTTTCATGCCGGCGTCGTAGAACTCGCGGAAGTCGGCATCCTCGGCACGCAGGATCGGCACGCCGAAGTGCAGCTTGCAGAACGCCTTTACCCCGGCGGCATCGTCCTCGCGCAGCTCGTTTGCCACCTGGATGTACCAGCAGTGCGACAGGGCGTTGTAGTCGAGCGATCGATCCTTGCCCGTCTTCACCGACACCCGCAGGAACTTGTGCCGGTTCCATGCCTCGCGGATGTCGCCGATGAACTTCGACAGGCTCTCGGTGCTGTTGATGGTCGTGGTCATGCGGCACGGCTCCGCGGAATGCTCACGACGATTCCAAGCCCGCTGCGTTCCAGCGCGGCGACGTTGGTGATGCCGTAGGCGACAAGGCAGATCGGCGCGCCGCTGTTGGACCGTGCGCGGCTTCCATCGGGGTGGCAAAAATGCGGGCGAGTCCGCATAAACAGCACGGCGTCAGCACTGCCCCAGATGTGCGCGTAGAACCATTTCGTTTCCGTGCGTGCCGGAACCAGCGCGATCCCGTTACCGTGGTCGGCGAGTTTCGCCAGCCATGCCGCCGCCTCGTCACCGAAGGGCGGATTCAGCCAGACGCGGTTTCCGGTCCAGTCGGCAGCGAGACCGTCATCGGGCAGCGTGATGTGCTGCAGCGCGGTCACCCACGGACGGGGCTCAGGCGCGGCGCAGGGATCGAGGCCGAACACGCCAAGCGCGCGCACGATGGGCTCGGGCGTCAACCATGTCGTCGTGCCGGCGCGTGCCGATTGGTGCGACGACAGGCTCACAACCCCACCGCCCGCGCCGATGCGCGTAGGGTGTCGCCGACTTTCATGCCTTGCTCCTGTTGCGCGCCTTGGCTGCTGCTGCGACGGCGCGGGTTTTGTAGAGGCCCGACAGGTACGCCAGCGCGTCCGCCTGCATCGGTTCGGGCAGCATCGCCACCTGTGCGCGCCACTGCGTATCCGGGTAGCGCAGCGCGATGATCGAGGCCATGTAGACGCCGGTTGCGTGGGGAGGCCATTGCATTCACTTGCGCCGCCCGGACACGACGGCATCGACGTAGCGATACGCGCCGCCGTCGGCCAGTCCAAGTTCGGCCAGATCGGCTCGCACGGCGCGCTCGGTCGTTTGGAGGTACGCGGCGATCTCCGCCGGGTTGCAGTGCTCGGCGTGGAACGCTGTGAGGGTTTCGGCGGCGGTCATGCGGCGCGTTGCCCGCGGTGGCTGGTCCAGTCGAACGCCAGCACGCCCCCACACTCCCGGAATCGGTCCATGATCCGCTGCCCGATGTAGCCCTCCAGATCCGAGCCGCTGAGATTTGAGATGAGGATGGTCGGCCGCAACGATTGGTAGCGCTCGTTCAGCACTTCGAACAGCAGCATCTTTTCGTGGTCGCTGCCGGTCTGGACGCCGATCTCGTCAATGATGAGCAGGTCGGGCTCGACCAGATCGTTGATCGCGTCTTGCTCGCTGCGGTCGCTGTCGCGGCGATAGGTGTCCTTGATGTGCCGCAGCAGTTGCGTGACCGTGCCGAACCACGGTACTGCGAGGTGCTGGCGGGCCACCGCGGAGGCGATGGCGCAGGCCAGATGCGTCTTGCCGGTGCCAGGGCCGCCGGTCAGAACCAAGCTGCTGCCTGACGCGGCGCCATCCGCCTCCGCCCAACTGTCGGCGAAACTCTTGCACACCGACACCGCAAGGCGCTGGCCTTGGTTATCAGCATGGAAATTCGCGAAGGTCTTGTCGACGAAGCGCGAGGGGATGCCGGAGCGGCCCAGGATGTTGTGCACCCGAGCGTCACGGGCGGCTGCCCTCGCCTGATTTTCCTCCTGTACGCGGCGCGCCTTGTTCGCCGCCATGCACTCGGGGCACGCTCCGATGATGTTCTGTCCGCCCAACGCGGACATGTCGATCACGTTCGCCATGTAGGCGCCGTGCTCACCGCATTGGCGCTCAACCTGCTGCAAGGGCGGCACGAGCGGCGGCACGGAGGGATGGGCGGAGTTCATCGATCGGAGTCCCTTGGTAGGTTTTGCCGGCGAAGTTGTCGGCGGCGGATGGTTTCGATGGGGCTTTCGCCTGCCCCGGCTTGTTCTGCTCGGACCCCAGCCAGTTCGCGATGAACTTCAGGCATCCGCCCCGCGTCTTCCGCTTTTTGGGGTTGGCCAGGGCCCAGCCGCGCATGCGACGCAGCTCATGCGGGATATCGACGCCGGGGTAACAGGGCGCGAAGTCGTCGATATGCGCCTGGGTGACGGCGAACTCGCTGCCGTCTGCCAGTGGAATCAGGAAGGCCGGAGTCGGCGTAGCCGGCGAAGGTTCTGGCCCTGCTTCTTTTTCGGCTTCGCCTTTGATAGCGACTTCGACTTCGTCTCCGTCTAGCGCGGTGGATTCCGGAAGTTCACCGTGATCCACCGTGGATTCCGGTGGAACGCTTGGAGTCTCGGGAATGTCCGGGTACTTCGACTTGCCCTGAATGCGCTGCCCGAAGTCCTGCAGCTGCAGATATGGCTTGGCTCCGACCGTGTAGAGAACGATCAGTCCGGCATCTACAGCCTCGGCTAGATGCTTTTTGATCGAGTCTTCTTTCACGCTATCGAGCTTCAGCGGGTAGCAGGACGCACGGAGCAGCGTCAGGTTCGCGGAGAAGCGCCCGTAGTCATCGACCACGGACATCAGGCGCCGGTAGAACAGCTCGGCTCGCTCAGTGAGCGCGTTGATGCGCTCACTGGTGAGGATGCCGTCGCGGATCATCCGGGTTGGCATGGTTCAGTCCCGCCCCTGCCCCAGCAGGCGGATGTCGTGCTTTCGGAACAGCTCCATCAGGTCGGAGAAGAACGCGCCATCCAACCCATCGGTGTCGAGCATCCCCGACATCTTCTGGAATGCATCGGTGCCGATGCCAAACATCGAAAGGTTTCGAACGAAGCGCCCGGCCGCGAATTGGCAAGGTGCGCTTTTCTCGACCTTTGCAAGCAGCGTCAGCAGTTCCGCATCGGCCATCCAATCAGCGACTGCCCCTGCGCCGTACGCAAAGAAGTCGTCGATCCCCATTGGACCGTCCACGTCCAGGCGCGCAAGCAACGCGCTCTGGATGTCCTTGGCGACGTGCGTCTGGTCGTGGCGCGGTTGGCAGAGAACCACCAGCTCGATGTCATCGTATTCCCAGGGCATCCGGCCTTTGACGTATCGCTTGTGGTGCACGGAAAGCATCGAGCTTTCGTCATGGCAGGGCTGGCACATCCAGTCCGCATCCTCAAGCTTCTTGAGGCGCTTTTTCTGCCACCGCGGGTCGCGCAATAGGTCTGCGTACTTGGTCATCGTGTTAGTCCCTAGCCGTCCTAGAAGTGCCGCAGACCGCCAACCCGCTAGGCTCGGGCTGTCCTGCTCGGCGCTACCGGGCAGTGAGGCGGTGCGGTTTTCAAAAGGATCAGGCGAATACAGCCGCCGCATGTTGTCGATCCGCTCGGCGTGGGCGGTCATGCGGCGCGACTCAGTTGGTCCGCCATCGCATCCGCCCGCTCCATCGCCCGCAGCCACAGCATGCGACGGCGCGCGCGTAGGCCAAGCGCAGCGATGACCAGCAGCGCGGACAGCATGGGGAGGGTGTCGATCATGCGACCTCTTTCAGTTCGTTGCGGGCAAGCGCGATGATCTTCTCCCCGAGCAGCCAGCGGTTCCCGTCTTGCCCCTTCTGGATCCGCATGATCTCGCGTGGGGCAATGTTGAGCTGCCCGGCGATCCACAGGGCGGACTTGCCGGCCTGGTTGAGCTTGTCGATAGCGGTCTTGGGGTCCATGCGGCGAAGATACGGCCGGATTCGCGGGGTGTCCAATTGAAGAAACCTATCGTTCCGCATGACCGATAGGAAAGATCAATTGGAACTCGGAACGGGCCGGGCGGATGATTCATCCACGCCAACCACAGGCACCAGGAGCGCAGCATGTCCATCCCAATCCTTCTCACCCTCGCCGTCGTCGAGCTGATCCTCGGTGCGGCCTGGATCTGGCGCAAGCGTCGTTCGTTCGAGTCTCAGCGCAACGCTTGGGGCGATTCGGAGTTTCGGGCGTGAGCTGGTTAACGATCCGAGATCGGGAAGGGTGCATTTCTGTTCGTGAGATGCGGTCGCTTTTCGAGGAATGCATTCGCGATACCAAAAAGTTGAGCGACACCACCCCTCTCGGGGTCATGGAGGTCAACGGCGAGTTCTCCCATTACATGGACCCCGACACCGACACGATGTGGCTCGGGTTTGCCATCGGCCTGCGCTGTGCTGAGCGACTGGCGCGGTCTGACGCAGGAGCCACCGCATGACGGCCGCGAAGCCGAGTGCGGGCGTGACGCCGGCGCTCGACGTGACGGCAGGCCCTTGGGCGGTTGTCGAGCGCCAGCCCGAAGAAGACGGGACCGTGTACCCCTTCCGAGTAGCTGGCGACGATGACCATCACGTGTGCTTCATGGAATGGCTTTTCGATGCCACGCTACTGGGCGAAGTCCACCCTCGCGCACGCGCCAACGCCCGCCTAATCGCCGAAGCCGGCACGGTCTATCACGAAACACAGATGACGCCGAGGCAGTTGGCGGATGAGGTTGCGCGGCTCAAGACGCAGCTGGATGCGTTGCTGGGTGCGCTGAGAAAGTGCAAGACAGCATCGCTGCCAACCGAAATCCGTGACCTTGTGAACGCCGCCATCGCCCTTGCCACGGGAGGAGTGAAATGAGCCTCCGCATCGTTCCCGTCACCCTCGCGGTGGCCAATGCGTTTGTTGCCGAGCGCCACCGGCACCACAAGCCCGTGCGCTGGAACAAGTACAGCGTGGCGGTGGCTGACGCCGATGGCGTGATGCGCGGCGTTGCCATCGTCAACCGACCAGTGTCGCGCACGCTCGATGACGGCTCGGCGCTGGAAGTCTCACGCCTCTGCACGGACGGCGCACCCAACGCCTGTTCGATGCTCTACCGCGCCGCTTGGCGCGTGGCTCGCGAGATGGGGTTCCTCCGCATGTTCACGTACACGCTGGCCACCGAGCCGGGCACGAGCCTGCTCGCCGCTGGTTGGCGCAACGAAGGCTTGGTGCGTGGTCAGCCGTGGTCGAAGGGCAAGCGCGCCAGCCACCGCACCGACAAAGCCCCGACTTGCGACAAACAACGCTGGTCTATCTCACGGGGAGCAACGCAATGACCCGCCACGCCACCACAGAAACGCACCTTGCGACCCGAAGAAACGGAGGCATCCCACCGACCGTCCGCCGCGTCGATCTGATCGAAATCGGGGCGCTGATCGGAAAAGGCACCGAAGAAGACCCGCTGCGCCTGCACTACTCCTACCACCTTCCGGACGGCACGCACCTGCTGAGCCTGTCGCATCCAATCGACGAGCCGAAGTCATGACCGTATCCGCGATGACGCACCAGCCGCCGCTTGATCCACCCGATCCGGTCGATCCGCCGTCGGCGAAGTATCACGACAACGAACTCGGCCCGATGGCGCTGACGTTCATCCGCGCCTGCCCGGATCGACTGACCGACTTTGAGTACTGGATCGAGACGCACGACCTGATGATTCGCGCGCAGTTGCGCGATGACCAACTCGACCGGATCGGCGCGGGCCTGGTTGCATCGGGCGACGCCGGCCGGCGATGTGTCGCTGCCATCGATGACGTGTTCGCCGAACTTGATCGCCGGCAGGCCGCGAGGTCTGCGCCGTGATCCTTCCCCTTCGCTCCGTCGGCACCAATCCCCTCGGTGCTGCGTCCCCTGGCAGCAGGCCGGCGGAGCGATCTTCCTTTGCGCCAGACGGTTTCACTCCTACGGATGGCGCGTTTTCTACTGATCGGAGAAGCGCAGCATGAGCAAGTTCAGCATTGGTGACCGTGTCCGCATCAAGAGCCTGCGCCACAGTGGGTTCGCGCCCTCGTCGGAACAGGGCATATGGGCGGACAACACGGCGACCGTGACCGATATCGTCGGCGATAGCTATGTCGGCGTGCGGACTGACAACGCAGATGAAGGTCACGATCTTTGCGGCGAGGCGGGCTGGTGCTTCGACGTGCGCGATCTCGAATTGATCGAGGTTCCGGCATGAACCCGATCACACCCCCACGCGAATTCCTCGCCCGCCGCCTCGCTGACGAACGCTGTCGCAAGGAAGGCGCCCACGCACAACGCAGCGGGGCGAGCCGTCTCGCGGCGAGGCTCTACAAGGCTGGCAGCAGTGTCGACGCAGCGGCGCGCGAGGCGTTCCGAACCGTTGCTCGTGCGCCGACGACTGGCGGTGCGGCGTGAGCAAGCGCAAGCCAATCAGCCAGACCGAAGCCCGCGCGCTGCGTCGTCGCGTGAAGGAGCTGGAGGATCGTGACGAGGCGCGCATGCGCAGGTACGGCACCACCTACCCGGGCGGAACGCACCTCGGGAACGTTTCGTGGGACACCGACATCCACCTTGCATCGGCTGTCTACACCGCGCAAATCCTCGGACACGTCATCGTGTGCAAGGCCGACGGGAAACACACCATCCAGCTTTACGCGGTGCGCCCATGAACCCCCTCCACGAAGCCCAGCAGATCGCCCAGCGCGAGCGCGCCATGCGCCAGGTCTGGCAGGGGATCGCGATCACCTTGGCGCTTGCGTGCGTCGGCATCGGCATTGCGGCCGGGGCTGCGCAGGATCGGGTGCGGGAGCGGGCGACGGTTGTGCTGCCGGTGGCGGCGTCGTGAAGAACTGCACGCACTGCGTATTTGCGGATTGGGATCGGACACAGGGCGGGAAGCTGCATCCGTCTGGCGCTGGTCGGTGCACCTTCAAGTACGTGCCGCGACCGTTGCCGGCGAGCATGTACCGAATTGGCAGCGACAGCATTTGCGGCGGATTCATCAATCGGCGCAAGGATCTTAATGACCACTGCGTCTACTACGCACGCAGTGATCGGCAGGACGTTTCGATTCAACTGACGAAGGGAGAGTGATGTGAAGACTACCGAATTGATCGGCGACATGTTCGACGAAGGCGTCCGGGTAGGGGTTGTTATCCACATTGCTGGCGCATGTCCTTGCGAGGAATCGCCCAGTCGAGCTTTGCGTGATTTCATCGACGAAGACCTTCACGAGGACTACGTCCTTTCCGATCTGGAGGCGTCGGCCCCCGGCCTGTCTGCCGCCGTGGAAAAGATTATGAAAACCCATGAGCGTGATTTGCAGGACGGTGATCGACGCACGGCAGACGCCTGCTATCGAGCCGAGGCCTGCACAGCACTGCGCGACCTTGCCAAAGGTGTGTTCCTTGTCCAGATGGATTCCGGGCACACCGAATGCCTTACCGCCGACACGAGAGGCGAATGTCTCGGCACATATCGAGGCGGCTTCGGAATCAGCTACACACGCTGGTACTGCGTGGATCGTGTCGAAGATGCGATGCAGCAAGAGCTTGGTCGGCAGCGAGCAAAGAAGCGTGAGTCTTGGCAGAAAGCCGTGAACGAAGGCCGCGTCAGAAACGCCGCATGAAACAGCTCGACATCCTCGACGACGACCCGCGCCGCCTAGCTCGCGATGTGGGCGCGAGCCGAACGGACCTATGCCGAGAACTGGCTGCGCAATCCGTTCTATCCCGTCGATGAGTGCGAGCGGCGGCATGCGATGCATCTGCGGATCGCCGAACAACACGAACAACGGCTGCGCGAGTTGAGCGCGGCGAACTGAACACACCAGCGCGCCGGCCGCTATGCCGGCAAAGGATTGGAGGAAGTGATGAACGCGGTAGCAAAAATCCCGCAGTACGAGGTAGCCATCCAGGACTCGAAGGAACGCTTCGAATCGCTGGCCGGCGGCCACCTGAACTATGGCGACGAGGAAATCTTCGCCATGCAAGCCCTGACCAAAAACGACTACTCGTTCAAGATCGCGAACAGCAACCCGCGCAGCGTGCAACTGGCGATGATCAACGTCGCCAGCACAGGCCTGACGCTGAACCCGGCGATGGGCTACGCGTACCTCGTGCCGCGCGACAACGCGATCATGCTGGATATCAGCTACAAGGGCCTGATCAAGATCGCCACGGACACAGGTGCGATCATGTGGGCGCGCGCCGAATGCGTCCACGAGTCGGACAAGTTCACCTATCGCGGCCCGGCCGCGATGCCTGAGATCGTGGCCGACCCGTTCCGCGAGCGCGGCGAGATCATCGGAGCCTACTGCATCGCCAAGACGGTCGACGGTGACATCCTGACCGAAGTCATGGATCGGGCGGCTATCGAGACGATCCGAGCGAAGTCGAGCGCCTGGAAGAACGGCGCGACTGGCAAGAAAGGCCCGTGGGAGGACTTCTTTTCCGAGATGTGCCGCAAGGCCGTGATCAAGCGCGCGCGCAAGACGTGGCCTTATACCGACCGCGATGGCCGGATGGCCGCGGCGGTTGAAATCGCCAATCAGGCCGAGGGCGGATACGTGTTCGACCACGAGCCGCCGGCCGAGAGAACGCCGGAACAAAAGGCCATTGAGCGCAAGGCCGCGCATGACGCCGCGCTGGGGCGCCATTCGGAATCCGTCAAGTTCATCAAGGAACGGATCGAGTCTGGCGACTGGCCGGCGGTGGCTGGCGAATGGGACGCCATCCCGGCGGACGATCAAATGGCGCTGTGGCTTGCGCCCTCAAAGGGCGGTTGCCTCACGACAGCCGAGCGCACCGCCATGACCGAACAGATGCCGAAGCATCGCAACAAGGGGAACGCAGAGTGAGTAACGAATCCACCCAACTGACGGTTCCGCAGCGGGCCGAAAAGGCGCTGGCTTTTGCCGAGACGCGCACCAAGCTCGTCGACATGGTGGCCGGCTCGAAAAACATCGTCGAGATCACCAACGGCGACGGCTACAAGGAATGCCACGCCGCGCGCATGGCGCTCAAGAACACGCGCATCGAGATCCAGAAGCGCGGCAAGGAAGCCCGCGAAGATGCGGTCAAGCTCCAGAAGGCGATCATCGCCAAGGAGAAGGAACTCGTCGACCTGATCGAGCCCGAGGAAGCGCGCCTGCAGGAACTGCAGGATGCCGTCGACGAGGCCAAAGCTCGCGAGAAGGCCGAGAAAGATCGTCTGGAGCGCGGGCGCGTCGAGGCCCTGCACGCCCGGTTCACGGCCATCAAGACCCTGCCGCTCGGCGCAGTGAACGCCACCGTCGAGCGCATCGACGAAATCATCGGCGAGGCGGAAGCGATCGATCCCGCCACGTTCCCCGACGACATGCAGGCCGCAGCGAAGTTCGAGCGCAGCGTTGCCATCGCCAGCCTGCGCGCAGCGCGTGATGCCCGCGTGGCCGAAGATTCGAAGGCGGCGAAGATCAAGGCCGACCTGGAGGAACTGGAGCGCCTGCGTGCGCAACAGGCAGCCCAGCAGGCCGAGGCCGACCGCCTTGCAGCCGCCGAGCGCGAGCGCCAGGCGGCCGAGGCGCGCCGGCTGGAGGAACAGGCTCGCGCGGAACGGGAAGCCGCAGAGAACGCCGCACGCGCAGCCCGTGAGGCCGAGCAGGCCCGCATCGATGCGGAACGTGCCGAGGCCCGGCGCAAGGAAGATGCCGAGCGCGCGGAGGCGGCCGACAAACTGCGCCGCGAGCAGGCCGAGGCTGCGGCGGAACGCGCCCGTCTTGAGTCTGAGAAGGCCGCGGCGGCGCAGGCTGCACGCGACACCGCCATTGCCAGCGCCACGCTGCTGACGGCCGCTGTGGACGCCGTAGCGTTCCTGCGCGCCAAGGGGTTCGGCGACGAACTGGTCACGCAGAAACTGGACGCGGCGATCCGTCGCGATGCGCCTGAACAGGTGGCCGCATGAACGTGTTTACGGGTATTGGCCGCCTTGGCCGCGATGCAGAGATTCGCTACAGCGCAGATGGCAAGCCGATCACGACGTTCGCCGTGGCAATCGAGGATGGTTTCGGCGACCGCAAGACGACAAGCTGGATCGACTGCGCCCTGTTCGGCGACCGCGGGCCGAAGATCGCGGAATACATCCGCAAGGGCGACCGCATCGGCATCACGGGCCCGATCCGGCTGGACACGTACAAGACGAACAGCGGCGAGGAACGCAGCAAGATCGCCATGCGCGTGCAGGACGTGACGCTGCTGGGCGACAAGCGCGACGACGCAGCGCCGGCACGCAGCGGCGGCACCTCCGCACGGCCACCGCGTGAGACGCCGCGCAAGGCCCAAGAGCAAGCGAGCGCGCCGGCCGACAACTTCGAAGACGACGAGATCCCATTCGTTTCCAACCGGAGCACATGGTAATGACCACCGACAACGTTGGCGGGATGACGGATGCGGAGGCGCTGGCACACCTAGACAAGGTATGCGGCCTGCCTTCGCTGGTGACAAACCTTCGCGGCGAGAAATTCACTTCAATCAAGTCAAGGCATGTTCGCGTGCATGTCGCCGCCCTCATCGCCGAGCGGGACGCGCTGCGGCAGGAACTACGTGCCAGCGAAAACCTGATGTTCGCCCGTCTCGACGAAGCGCGGGCCGACCGCGACCGCCTCGCCGCCCGGTGTGGTGGGTTGGAGGCTGCGTTGCGTCTGTTCAAAAAGGCAGGCTTCGGCAATTCCACCGACTTCTGCATTCAGGCTCAGGCATTTTCCGCATACCACGCGATGCTCACCCCAACCGCCGAGCGTGCGCCGTGAGTGGGTTTGTGATGGTGCCGCGCGAACTGACCGACGCGATGTTCACCGCTCACGTGGCCAACTTGAGCGTGTTGAAGAAATGGCCGGCAGCCGAAAAGCTGCTCGACCTCGCGCAAAGCACATGGGACGCCATGCTCGCAGCCGCCCCGCCCGCCCCCATCGACACCGCAGCGATCCGCGACGAGTTGCTGGCGCTGGCGGAGCGCCTAAACATCAACAATTCCACGAATTACGAGTTTCTTGTGCGAGAGCTTCCGAGTATTGCATCAGGCCTCCGCACCATCGCCGCGAACATAGCAGCCCCGAAGGGCTGCGACCAACGGCGCGGCACTACTACTGACGAGGGGGTGGAGGAATGAAAAGTTCGCGCCTTTCTTCGCTGGCAATGATTGCTGCCCTGTCTCTCGCCATGTCGCCCGATGGCGTCAACGTGTTTGACAGAGCCAAGCCGCCCGAGCAAGATCCTGAAACGAAGCGCCGGAAATTGACGAAGGCCGAAAAGAAACGTGCCAAGCGTCAGGAACGCAACCTCCGAATTGCCAGCAAGGACCCCGCGAAATGACCCCTCCCCCGAACCCCCTTGTGCCTGTGTGTGGTGATGCGCGGCTGCGTGAGGCGCTGGAACAGTTGCGCAGCTACAACGTGGACATCGCAGCAGGCCGCATCAATTACCGCCCGCAAGATCACATCGACGTGATCGACCGCGCCCTCCTATCCCAGCACGAGCCGCAACGCGGCGAGACCTCCCCCGCACAGGAGCAGCCTGCGGGCGATGCTTTCGACTTCCGCGCCCATTTGCAGCGGCAGCGTGATTGGTCCTGCAAGACATTTGGCCCCGGCGCGCGCACTGCTGGCGTGATCGACCACATCCGCAAGGAATTGCGCGAGATTGAGGCCGACCCTGCTGACGTGTCGGAATGGATCGACGTTGCCATTCTCGCGCTCGATGGTGCGTGGCGTGCGGGCTCATCGCCGGACGATATCATTGGTGCGCTGGTCGCAAAGCAGACGAAGAACGAAACCCGCGTGTGGCCGGATTGGCTCACCATGCCGGCGGACAAGGCAATCGAGCACGACAGAAGCAAAGACTCGCAGCCTGCGGTGAGTGCGCCGGTGTCGGCCCTTGCTCGACGCGTGGTGTCCCATCTTGATGATGGGTCGCTCGACACTTCGCGACTGCCCGGAACGATGGGTGACGACTTGCGCGCGTTGCGCGAATGCCTCGCCCGCCGCCAAAGCGCACTCCGGACCGACGACCATCCGCCCAGCAGCGAGACGGCGGGGGCATGGGCCAACTCGTCAAACCCTGACGACGTAATTTCCAACGCCAGAAAGAATCGCCTGTCTGAGAACAATGGGTCGCCGGGAAAAACGTTAGCCGCCTTGTTTTCGATTCCACTATTCCACCACCCCGCCCCGATGGCGCCCCAGCCGAGCGAGTCCGATGCGCGGGATGCGGCGCCGAAGTGTCAGCGTTGCAACGGTAGCGGCGAGTACTGCCTTGGCGGGCGTAGTGCGCACCCATCGAATTGGCGGAAGTGCGAAGACTGCGCCGCCATCGCGGGGCGTACGGGCAAGGGGGAGGGGCAATGACGATGGCCCGAGCAATCCAACCGAACGTTTCCGTCGATGGCGAGCTTATGGTTTCGCTTCGCGACTGCACCTATGACGACAAGCCGCGCGGACGCGGGGGAATCGGAGCCGTTTACCACGCGATTGTCCGCCGTGATGGCAGGGACGTGCTCGCATGCGGTGCGGGGTTCCCGATCCGGGGGATGGAAGAGCCAGTGGGCGGCCTGCTGCAATCGGAGAAATGTGCGCGATCCGGGTGCCGACAAGCATTCGAACGCGCCGCCAACGCCAAGGAACCAACATGACCACGACTGACCAAGGGCGAGACTATGCGCGGTTGCGGGAGGCGGTGGCTGGGTTGGCGGGAATACCGCAGAGAACCGCGCCGCATGGAATCGTCGCGCGCCCAGCGCAGAGGCGAAGGATGCGCATCGTTACCTTGCGGCGATCAATTCTGCGCTCGGTGTCGGTGGCGATTTCCCGCTGCGCAAAGACGGCGATCCGCCCTATTGGTGGCGTCCGTGGCTGCAATCGGTCGCCGGGCTGGAATACGACGGCCAGCGGTTCGTGCCTGCCGCCATCGCCCAGCAAGACGCCCAGCGGGGCGGCGATGGGGAGAAGCTATGAAAGACCGATCCGATTTCACATCGTTCAATGGCGGACGGTGCCCGCTTTCACAGGGGACAATCTTCGACACGCTACATCGCGACGGGAGCATTTCTCTGCGTCGCTGCATCGATACGCCGGGCCCGGTCTTCTGGAATCACCTCGGCACGCCATGCGACATCGTCGGGTATCGGGAGGTGGATCGTGGGTGACTTCCGGCCAGGGGATCGCGTGTTCGTTCTGGACGATCCGGACGCCGGGATCTTTCAGGGCATCGCCGGCACGGTTGTCGAGATCGGCGTCGCCTGCATGATGGGCGAAGGGATGATTGTCCAGTCCGCGGAGATCGGGCAATTCAAGGGGCCGTACGACATGTTTGGCAGGGTGAACTGATGGACGCACAGCAGCTCATCCCGCGCCAGACCCGCAAGCTCCACGCCCCGCGCAAGGCCGCGCTGTACCAGATGGTGCGCGAACTGTCGGAAGATGTGGCGCGGCTGCGGGCTGAGAACGAACGGTTGCGGGCGCCCTGGTGGCGGAAGCTGTTCGGCAGGAGATAGATCACGATGTCGGCAGTGGCACGGCGGGCGGGGTGAAGTTCGCGGTGTAGCGGCACTCAGCCGTCAGGCGAACCCAGCTCACATGCCCGTCGACGTAGTTGTTCGCGCTCGGGTCGAAACGCCCGATCACGGCAACGGTGTCGGTCTTGTTGTGCGGGGTGACCGTGGTCGTGCCCCACTGCACGCCATCGAGGAAGGCGCGATGCACGCCAGCGCCGTCGCAGGACACGGCCAGATGCACACGTTGCCCGATATAGGGCGTGGCATTGGGCCCGGTGTACATGGCCCCACCGCCCGTTGCGGGGTCGTAGTAACAGAAGCCACCCAGCACGATGCCGAGCACCATCTGGTTTCCAGAAATCGTGTCGAAGGCGTACTGGTTTGCGTTACTGTTGAACGTGACGTACATCTCCAGCGTGAACGGGCCGGTGCCGAGCGCCAGGCCGGCGATGGTGCCCGACGTGGCGTAGTCGCCCACACCGTCCAGCAGTAGTGCGCCATCGGGATAGTCCGGGTTGGACGTGTCAATCTGCGCATCGCCGAACGCCGTCCACGTCCCGCCCATGACATCCGTGATCGTCGTGCTGCCATCCGTGCCTTCCAGCGGCAGAAGGAACACGTTGTCGGCGAAGAACGGGTCGCTTGCAGTGATGGCGACACTTTGCGGGAAGGGCGCGCTTACCTCCGCGGAGCTGTCTTCGGCGTAGACATCGAACGCGAACGGCGAGCCGGTGTCGTCCGTCGGTGTGCCGTGCAGTTCGCCGTCGGTGTCCAGCACCAATCCATCAGGCAATGTCCCGGTGGAGCTGAACGTGTATGGGCCGCCATCGCCGCCGGTGGCGCCATACATGTGCGAGTACGGAATCGACAGCCCGCCGTCCGGCGCGTCGTTCGTGACCGTGACCGGCGTCACTGTCGCCATTACGGTCGCCCCAACGACACCAGCCTCCGCAGTCCAATAGTCCGCAGTGAACACTTCGCCACCAGCGGCGGGCGTGTCCAGGTAGCGATACAGCCCCGTGCCGCTGTAGTCAGTTTGCGGGAGCCGAAGCCCGTCCTCGTACAGCGCCACGATGTCCATGTATGGCGCCTTGTCGAACTGGAATCTGTTGTTCCCTGCGGTCGCCACGATGTCGTCAACGCGATGGCTCAGCGGAGGGGGTGCGCTGCTGATGGCGCAAAACACCCAGTAACCTGGATCTGCCAGGCTCGTGTCATACACCCATCGGATTGTGATGGATGAGCCAGGCGCGATATTGTAGGTGACGCCGCCGGGCGTCACGATGTCGTCCTCCGGCTGCGTGGCGCCGCGGTGAATCACCTCTACTGGCGTCAGCGAAGTCGCGTCGTTGCTGATCGTGTACTGGCGCCCTTGTGAGCCTCCAATCAAACCAGAGACGCCCCATGTTCCGCCACCGCCGCCAGCATTGAGAAAAATGTGCGTGCCACTCATCTGCGTCCCGGCATCAACAACATTCATCTCGCCGTAAAATGCGAAGCTATCGTTGCTTGAATAGCTGGTGTTCGTCAGCGCCAGCGCGCCAGCAGACCAGTCCTGCGTGACGCCCTTCGCGAAAGCGTTGTCTCCGCGCAGGACGGTTTCATCGGAAGGCGTGCCAGTGGCCGACAACGAGGCCGTCAGGTCGCCGAGCACGTATTCCAAGTCGATGAACGTGCTGTCCATCAGATCGAGTGCAGGAAGATCCGCAGGTGTCACCGCGCGCGTGCCTGTGACGCGACCGAAGCCGTCGCGGGTGATTGCAAGCAACGCCCCCGTGCCGCTGTCTGCGACGGTTGCAAGGTTGATGATGGGGTTGCCCGCGTCACCGGTCCCGTTCGTGACGACGATGTTGCCTGCCGTGCCTTCGATCGTGCGGACCACCCAGTCGCCGGTCACCTGTCGGACGATGACGCCAGCCCCGGTCAGCGCCGCGGCCTCGATGATGTTCTGCGGCTTGCTCAGGACCGAGGCCCATGACGTGAGGTAGACCTGGTTTATGACCTCCTCGGTGTCATCGGCCGTTTCCCCGGCAAGGTCCGCTTCCGTCACCAGCGAGCCATCAGGCCAATACAGATTGACGCCGACCACGGCGCCGATCGTCGCGTCAGGCTCGATCTCGACGAACTGGTTGGGCTTGTTGAACCAGGGGACGCGGCGCTTGGCCATTACTTGCCCTGCATCACTCGGACGCCGGACTCTGCGGCGACTGCGGCCCATCCGTCGACGCACTCGTCGCGCTCGATCTGCAGCTCTCCGACCCATCCAAGAACTCGTTGCAGACTTTCGCGGCGTAGTCGGTCTTGTTCTGCAGCCTGGGCGGCGGTGGCTGCGTCAGCGGACAGTCGCCCGGTTTCACAGCCTGCCCACTGGCTGCGCAAGCGCACAGTGCCGTCGACAAGACCAGCAGCAATGCGATCCGCATTGGCCTGCACATTCTTCCTCTCCTGCTCGTGGTGTTCCTCGACGCCGCGCAGACGTGCCGCCTGTGCGATCTCGATGGCCCGAACGTCGGCCGCGCGGGCAATCGTTGCCAGCGCATCGGCCGCTTCGTACTCTGCGGTGCGCGCGTCGTAGCCTTCCCGGCGCACGTCAGCGCGCCACACCCCGTAGGCAAGCCATGCGCCAGCGACGATGCCGGCGACGATCAGGGCTTTGGCCCACAGGGGGATGATGGTCATGCTGCCGCTCCGAATGCAGCCCTTACGCGCTTTTCGTTGTATCGGGCCTGATCGGGATCGATGGTGTAGTCCTGACACGCCTCGCACCAATGGCCCAGCAGTCCTTCAACAACCACGGACTGGTCATCCCGCTTGAACGTGCCCGCACGGGATCGTTCCTCGGTCATGCCCGTCTCGCAGATGCCGCATCGTGGGGCCAGCGTGAACATCAGCCGCCCTTCGACTCGCTGCCAGCCACGACGCTGATGCCTTCGCCGTAGCCGGTGCAGAAGTCGCCGGTGGCTTGATCGATCACGGTTTCGGTGCTCATGTCACTGCGCCTTGACGTTGATGTCGCATAGCGCGCCGGCCATGCAGGTATTGGCGTTCGGGTCGAACCCGGGTGGGCTGAAATGCACGCTGAGCCAGTACTTCACCCCCGCGGTGACGCGGCACTCGGCGATTGCTGCGGTCGGCCCGTAGTACAAGCGCCCTTCCCGGGCCGTGGCTTGGCACGCTGCGAACACGTCGCCGCGACACTGGCTGATCGTCACCGTTGCCGTGCGCGCGGGATTCGGCCACCCGTATCCGGCCGCCGGGATCGGCTGCACCTGTAGCCAGCGGATGTTGTGCGCCTTCGCGTCGGCGACGAACGAGGTCGTCAGGATCTTGCCGGCGACCGGCAGGCCCTGTTTCGACATGCTGTTGCGCAGAGTGAACGATCCGACCGGTGCGAGGTATGACGGCGAGCTTGGTGCAGTGGCGCCGTAGAACATCTGCGCCCATGTCTTTTCCGTGACCTTGAACCCGTCGGGCACGCGGCAGGTCGGCGTGGTGGGCGGCACCGGCGCGGACTCGCGCTTGCACGCGCCCGACGCGTCCAGCACGCAATCGAATTTGGCCGTGGTGCCGTCGAGACAGACCAGCGCGCCGGGCTTGACCAGCACGGCCGTCTGGGTGTCGTTGAGCGCGTCCACTACCTTGACACCGCCCCAACACGTCGATGCGCTGGCCTCGAACCCATCCTCGAACGGGAGCGCGGACGTGCCGAACAGGACCAGCAGGGAGGCGAGAGCGATGCGCGTGGTGTTCTTCATTCGGATTCCTCGGGAGCTTGCAGGATGACGGGGGTTTCGGTTGGCTTTTCCGACGCCACCATCTGGTCGACGATGGCCGCCACTTCCTTGCGGGAATGCACCATCGCGGCAGGGATGATCTTGAACTTCACCATCACCCAACGCAATGCCGACATCGCGAACATGGGGCCACCGACCGCGCAGAGGAATGACAGAATCACGCCGTCTGCCCGACGCCCCATGAACCAGGTAATCACCAGGCCCATGAGAAGCGTGATCAGCCCACTCAGGACGCGCACTCTGCTCTCGGCGATGGCCTTGTCGATGTCCTTGTGCATGAACCATGGGTAGCCCACCCCGCACAGTCCGCCGAACAGGATCGAGCCAGCGCCGAGAATCGTTTTCCAGTCGCCTGCAATGCGCTCGACCACTCCCAGCGCGAACATGAAAAACGGCTCCACCAGCGGCCATTTCTCCAGCGCGCCGAACAGCAGCAGCAATCCGGCGGCGATGCTTGCCATCGTCCAGCGGGTAGCCATGGTTTTCTGCGTGTCGGTCATTTCACGGCCTCGATGGCGGCGGCGTAGTGTCGCGCCCAGGCCTGCGGATGGGGGCGCCCCGGCCGCCAGTTTCGCAGATAGCAGTCCCACGCGCCGTCGGCGTCGCCGATCAGCGGCAGCGGGCGCGGATCGGCCCACAGCAGCAGGCGCGAGAATCCGGCGCACAGGATGTCGTCAAACTCCAGCCGCTGCCACACACTCATCTCGTCCCAATCCACGCGTCGCACGCGGCACAATTCCTTGGCGGCCTGCTGCGTGCTGGCGTGGCCCATGACACCGCGCACGCCACCGCGGCGCTCGAACTGCCCGAGCCCGCGCGCGGGGCCGTTGCCGTGCTGCCGGCGGAACTCCAGATTGGACTCCTGCCCGAAAATGGCGACGATCATCACGCGCGCGCGGATCGAATCCATCTTCTGCGGCAGCAGCATCAAAGCCGGCCCGACGATCCACCGGTGCGCGTCACGCGGCTTGATTGGGGTTGGCAGCAGCAAATCCATCATTTCGTCTCATGTGATTTGATTTCCTTCCACAGCTCGACCATTGCCCGCTTGAACATCGGGCCGGCGCCGTCAGGCAAGGACTCGGCTAAGGTCTGTCCATTCGGGCCACTGGACATGTTGGAGACAACTCCGAAAAGCGCAGCGACCCTGTCGACGAGACGAAAGCAACTGCTCCTGTAGCTGTCGTGGTACACCAGCAAACTCTCCAACGCGTTCGCCAGGTTCTCGAACTCCGAAATCTTCTCCGCACCGTTGACTCGATGCGCCATGACCCGACGCGAAACCTCCAGCATTTCCACGGCCCGCGCTCTGGCGTCGATCACTGTCGTCTCTCCTGCGGGATTCGTAAATGGCGTCGTGTGTGGCTGCATGTCCATCCATCAAAACGCCCTCATGAGGTATGCTTTCGGCATGGGTGCAATCATCGGGTTACCAGTCGCGGTACTGTTCGGGATTGTCGCAGGATTCGCCATCGGCGGTTTGCTGCTCGGCTTGCCGCTGGTATGGGCTTGGATGTTCATTCGGCAGCACCTACCACGTCGCGCAGCCAGGCGGCGTTGAACTTCCGCTGCGCCTCCTCACGCTTCTTCGACTCGGCCAACATTTGCTTGTCGCGCGCGCGGGTTTCTGCAGTCGGAATCAGGCTGGCCGGCGTCTTGCCGTAGGCGTCACGCATCGCCTCATTACGCGCACGCACGGCTTTCTCGGCGTCCTTGTAGGCGTCGAACATCGAGCCCGGCACAGCGACAACCTGCGGCCGACCGTCCGACACGATGATTGAGCCGGGCGCCTGCCCGTTCTGGCCCTTGTTCTTGCGCCGCCGGAAAGCGACGCCAGATAGCTCCGGGGATGCACGCAGCATCGCTTCCGCCTTCGCCTCGCCGTCGCGCTCGAAGGTGTCGCGCAGTCGCTCCAGCGATCGATTCAGCGCGTCGGAGCGTTCGTAGTAGAGGGACTGCTGCGCGGCCTGCTCGTTAACCTTGGTGGCGAAGCGCGAAACGATCGGCACGTCGCGCATCGTCACTGGCGCATCGCCCGCGGCCTTCTCGCCCAAGGTGGCCACGTCGATCACGAACTTGCCGGCGCCGCCGGTCACCTCGCCCAGCAGGTACTCGATGTCCTCCGGCGCGTGGTCAAACCACGACATCGGCGGCGGGGTGTATTCGTCGCCACCGCCCACACGGTTTAGCCCGGTGGCCGTGAGCTTGAACAGCTCCAGCGTGTCCGGCCGGCCGATGCTTGCACGAGGAACATCGAACTTGCCGTAGGGGTTCTCCTGCCGGATCTGCCGGCCGAAGTCGTTGCGGTTCGTCTGGATGTTCGTCGGGATGCGCAGCACGGTAGGCAGGAAGCCCATCGCGCCGTCGCCGATCGGCACCGGCATGAACGATTCCGTGGCAGCAGACAAGATATCCGCCGTCAGCTTGCCGGCGCGGTTCTCCGGCCGATCCTCATCGCTCACCACGGCAGCGGCAGTGCGGCCGGCCATGTAGGTGAACAGGTTGAATCCGTAGGGCATCGGGATCGTCAGGATGTGCTCACCACCCAGCGGCAGGACGATGTTGCGGCGCTTCACATGGTCCGGAACCTTGTTCCACATCGACTCGCCGTCGTCGTCTTCCATGCCGAGCATGGCCATGGTGCCGGCGACCTGGATGCCAGCCAGCGCGCCGAGGTAGGCGTAGACCTTTGGCTTGCGCAGAAGCGTGCCAGTGCGGACGGCGCCCTGCGTCGCTGCGTTGTAGAACAGGAACCACGCGTTTAGCGCAGACCCAGACGAGCCCTTTCGGTTGAAATTCACCGTCAGGTTCTTGGCGTAGATCGCCGCCTTGTCCACCGACATGCCGCGCTTGCGCAGCGTCACGTAGGCGCTCAAGCGCAGCGCGTTCTCGACAGAGTCGTTGACCGCGGCCACGGCGTCGCCGACCACCCGCGTCGCCCCGGCCAGGCCCGTGGGGGAATAGCCGGTCAGCCGGCCCTTGCCGATCTTCGCCTGCAAGTCCTCGACCGACGGCATCGAGACATAGCCCGTCTTGCCGCCCGCCTCCGCAAACTCGCGCGCCCACGTATCCCACACGCCCGTCCCGAGCCTGTTCGTGGCGCTGCGGAACGATGCGATCGCAGCCTTCGGGTAGTTCAGCGCGGCGTCCAGCGCGGCCAGCTCGCCATGCTCCACGGCCAAGCCCGTCAGTCCGAACAGCGCGTCACGCGATGCGTTGACCGGGACGAACGCCGGGTTGTACTGCGTCAGCACCGCGGAGAAATAGCGATTGATTTTTCCGGCCGCGCGCGTCACCGCGTTCAACTGGTCGATGCCGACGTTGTTGAGCGCCTGCGCGAGCGGCTGGTTGTTGATCTGCACCTTGTAGGTCTGGCCCTTGAGCTTGACCGCGACGATGCTCGGATCGCTCCAGTCCTGCACCACGGCCTCGTAGACCTCGCCGTTCGCATCGACCTTGCGTTCCGTCTGCACCGGCTCGACCTGCCACAGCGCCGGGTTCGGGTTCGCCAGTACGATCCGCATCACGGCGCGCCCGACCCGAGCCTTCTCAGCCAAGATGATGCCGCGTTGTGCGTCGCCGATGACCTCGCCCAAGATGTTCTGTGCGCGGTTGCCGGCGCCGCGACCCAAGGCCTGCTGCACCGGGGAACGGCGGGTGTCGACGCCGCGCCCTGCACTGCCTCCGGCGTTCTGGAAATCGGTTTCCTTCGTCGCCTTGCCACGCAACGGGACGTAGTGCTTGTACTGCGCATCCATCGTGTCGAACGCTTCCTGCGTGATGAGCCCGGCATCGAGCAGGCGCTTGCGGTTGGCTCGCGTCATCGCGTCCACGCGCTTTGCCAGCGGCTCCAGCGCCGACCTATCGGCGGCCGCAAGGATCTTATCGGCCTCCGCGTTCGTCATGCCAGAACCGCCGTCCTGCATCGCGTCGTTGATCGAGGCGATCTGCGCGTTGCGCTCCTTGGCGTGCCGCGCGTACAGGTATTCTTCCAGTGTCTCCGTCTTGACCTTGGCGTCGCGCATGGCCTTTACCAGCGGCTCGACCTGCGTGCGCTCCATGGCGTCGATGGCATTCGACACGCGGCCGTGCATCAGGTTCTCGACCTGGTAGACGTTCTGCACGTCCGGCAAGTCACGGCCAAGCTGCTCGGCAAGCTGGGACTGGACATCCGCCCATGCCGTCATCTTGTCCTGCAACACGGCGCGGGCGCGCTTCCTCGCGCCTTTGCGGCCTTCCCACACGGACTCGTCGTAGTTCCAGCCGGGGGTTCCACGCGCCACCGGGAGCACGCCAGCAGCGATGCCACGGCGCTGGTCGGCCTCGATCTCGGCCTGCGTGCGGGTGCGGCGGGATTCGAGCGGCGTCTGCGTCTGATCTGCCGAGGAATCCTCGGGGGGTGCGGCGCGCTCGCGCTCCATCCGCGCCCACACGGATTCCTGAATTTTCTGGCTGGCGCGCGTGCGTTCGCGGGCCTTGGCCGGCGCCGGGTATCGGCTGCGCCACTGGTAAACAAGCTCGGTCCCGATCCCTTGGCGGCGGTAGGCGCGGTCAACCACCAGCGTCTCGCCGCTGTTGTAGCTCGCCACGACCCTATCGCCATCGAACACCGCGGCGCCGTCAGGCGAATACTTTGCGGTCAGGCCATCGCCGACCTGGAACGGCTCGGCCGCCACATCGGCGAGGGAAGAATAAGCGCGCGGCTTGAGATCGGCCGCGTTCGCGCTGGAAGTGATCTTCGGGTTGCCGATGAACTCCTCCCGCGTCATGCGCGACTCGGCCCGGCGATTCATTGGGTCGGCGTCGTACTCGGCGCGGGTGGCGGGTTCAATTTCAGCGCCAGGCCAGTTACGGCGCGCGCGCTCCAGGGCATGCGGCTTGTTGAGCCCCATGATCCCATCCACCATCGATTCCCCATCTTCGAACGTGACGCGCACCGGCTGGAAGAACTTGTATCCCTGCTCGCGGTACTCCTTCTGTGGGCCTTCGCGACGGAAGCCCATGAGGCTGTCCGGCGCTTTCTCGTAGGCACGCGACTGCGGCGACTTGCTCACAGCCGGCGCACCACGCTGCGGCACAGACGCGGCGCCGTCCTTCACGTAGCGCCACGCGCCCTCGATCAGCGCGTACACGTCCTCGTCGCTGAATGGCTCACGCTGCGCTTCGGTGCCGCGCAGACGCGCCACGGCTTCGTTAAGCGCAGCCTTCAACTGCTGCACGAGGCGAGCGACGTAGCCCGCCACCGTCGCGCGCTGCGCCTGCGGCACCTTCACGCCGTAGCGCGACTCGATCTCGCCGTAGTTCCCGGTGCGGACAGCGGCGGCCAGTTCGGCAATCGCTTCCTCGGTCGCCTGCGTGGCGCTGTAGCCCTCGGCTTTCTGGATCGCGTCAGCCACTGCGGCAATCGTCGGGTTCTGGCGTGCGCGGCCGATCGTCGCGGCGAAGGCTTGGAACGCCTTGCCTCGATCCGCTTCCTGCCCCATCAGCATCCCGCGCAGACCGACATGGCCGGCGCGCTCGTGAAATGCGACCCACACCGCACGATCAGCCGTCTCGACCTGATCCTCGAAGATGTAGGACTGCCCGGTTTCCGGGTCGAAGAATCCTTCCGTCCGGTCGTTCAGCGGGCCGACGCGCGCGGCAACATCGGCGGGCAAGCTGGCCTTGGACGGCAGGACGTTGGTGTCGCGCGCGGCTGGGCCGAGCGCCTTGGACACGGCATCGCGCATCGGTGATGGTGCGGCGGTGCCGGGTTGCTGCGCGCGGGAGAATGGTGGCGCCATGGGATCAGTCCAATCCGCCCCACCCTGCCGGTCGGCCTCGGCGAAGCGGCGCGCATGGTCGATGAACCGCTGATCGCGAACGCCCAGCTTCTCACCGCGCTCGAACTTATCAAAGGCAGATCGGGCCTGTGCCTCGTTGATCGGGTCCGGGCGGTCGCGCCAGAACGACGAGAACCCGCCATTGACCCGCGGGCGGCCGACCCACGACGTGCGCGCAACAACATCACCGCCCTTGCCACCATCTTCCTCGATGTCGCGGATGATCTTGCCGCCGCGCTGATCCCAGCCGATCTCGTCGCGGTAGGCAAGGATGCTGGCGGTGTCGGGCGCTACTTCGGCTTGCGCGTTTCCGGCAGGTACTGCCTGGCCTGTTCCGCCAATCGCTGCTGCGTCTCCTGCTGCTGCCGGCGCAATTCCTCCATCTGCTTCTCCGGCGACAGGTGATCCACGCCCAAGCGTTTCAGCCTCGATTCGCTGCTCATACGGTTCCCCTTTCTTGCGTAGTTCGACCTGCGTGTCTGCGTTGCGCAGGATGTCCCCGATCTTCTGCCCCGGCAACACTTCGCTCGTGCCGTAGTGCAATCCTACGCCCGGCGCCGCCCCTTTCGGATGCGGCAGGTCTGCAAACTCTTGCGTCTGCGCGGCAAAGCTGTCACGAGCGCGCGCCATGGCAGCGTCGACCGTGGGCTTGTCCGCGCCCTGGACGATGAAGCTGATCTCGTCGCCGCCCTTGCGGATGCCGACAGCCGCGCCCAAAGGCTCCAATTCTGCGCGCACGGTGTCGGCAAAACGCTTGAGGTAAGGGTCAGCACCAGACGCGCCCAGCTTTGCATTGAGCCCTCCGAGATTGGTCAGGTCGGTTTCCACGTAGACCGCCGGCTGGCCGCTTTCCTGCGCCGCGGTGATCGTTGCGTCCAGTTCCTCCGGGCGATACAGGCCCGTGACGCGATCGCGCGGGAGCGGCTTGCGCATGCGCGCGCGCACAGCGTCTATCTGCTCTGGCGGCAGCGACAGTTCGGCAGCCAGTTCCGCGGCGTCGCGCTCGAAGGCGGCGGATGCGCGGGCGTCCGGGTCAATGCTCAACGGCGGGGCGGCATCTGGCTGCGCTGGCGCCGAGGTTTCACGCGGAGCCAGTCGTGCCTGCGCCTCGGCCGGCGTCAGCTTGGCAATCTCGCTGCGCGTCATGCCCTGCGCCAGCAATGCCTCGCGCATCGGGCGCGTGACCATGATCGGCACTTCGGGAGAAGCCGCCAACGGGTCAGCAGGCAGTGGCTTCCTGCCCTTCTTCGCCAAAGCGGTGCTGATTTGCTCTGGCGTCATGGACCCAATCAAATCAGGCGTATACCCAAGACTCCGCAGATAGTCTCGATTTGATTCGTCGTTTGTCATCCCTTCGTACTTCGGAACTTCGACGAATGCTGCTGATTTTACCGGCGCATCCTCGGGCAAGGTCGCCGCCTGCGCCGGGCCGGTGGGGATGCGGGCATCGGGAAGGGGAGCCTGCGGCGCAGGCGGCGAGGGGGTCGGAGTTATGGCAGCAACCATCGCCTCCAGATCGGAAACGTCCTCCGGTGCCGGGCCGGGCATTGGCGCGTCGGGGAGGTCGTCGAATAGTGGGGCAGCAGGAGTAGCGCGGGGCTTCGTTGCGAATTCGGCCCCGGCAATCGCGGCACCTGGCAGCCCGCCGGCAACCGCGCCGAGCGCGCCAGCATTGGCCGCTTCCGTCAGATTCGGATCGCGGCCCATGGCAAGGTCGGCGATGATGTTCTGCCCGCCTTCCTCAACGCCTTCCAGCGGCGCATCGGCCACGAAGCCCTTACCGAGCGCGCCGATGAACGACGATGCGTTGCCGCCCAGGGCCCGGGCCAGCACGCCGCCGAGCCCGCCGGTCACGCCGGACAGCGCGGCCGTGCCAGCCTGCGCGTTCTCCGCGCGGCGCTGCGCCTCGGCCGGGGCCAGCCCTTCGTCCAAGGCTTCCTTGCGGGTGTCGAAATACTGCCCCTGCGAGACGGCGGCGGAATTGCTCAAGCCGAACCCGAGTGCGTTCGCGAGCTTCCCACCAGCGCCGGCAATGCCTTGTCCGCCGGCAAGCAAGCCGGGGATCGCGGGCAGGGATTCCAGAAGCGTGCCGACGATCTGCTCGCCGGTCGGGGCGCCCAGCGTCAGGTCGCCAGCCGTGTCACGTCCGATGATCTTGCTGTCCAATTCGGACTGGTAGGCCGCCGGCATCAGCGCCGCGGCCCCAGAAATGCCGGGCTCGAACGCATCGCCGATCTCGTTCACCATCTGGTCGCCACGCGCCATCCCCAGCGGACCAAGCACGAGATCCGGGATGGCGTTCGACGCACGGACGCCCAGCGCCAGCGTGTCGCGGCTGGCGCGCATGATGCCGCGGCCGAGCTGCAGACCCGACCCAAGCGCGAACTCGCCCATCGTCGTCTCAGGCGTAGTCGCCACATCCGGCAAGTCGTCGAACAGGCTCGCGACCGGCTGGCGCGGGGCCGAATACTGTTGTTCTTGGTCGTTGTGCAAGCTCTCGGCGTAGGCCGTCGCCTCGTCTGGCGTCTTGAACTTGCCGAGAAACTGGCCGGTGCGGCGGTATTCCTGGATCGCGTCATCGTCGGACAGCACGCGCCCGTCGCCGCTGACCGTTGGAATCAACACTTCCTCGCCGTCGAAATTGACCGACATGCTGCGCACGGTACTGATCGACCCGTCAGGGTTGCGCACCACTGGCCGGTTCGCCAAGTCGATATTGCCGAGCCCATACGCCGCCGGCCGCTTGGCGGAAACATTCGGCAGATCGTCGAACAGGCCGGCCATGCGTCAGTTCCCCATCTCGATTCCCAATTCTCGCAGACGCGCGCGCACAGCAACAGGGTCTTTCCCCGCCTCGATCGCGGCGCGTGCCTGCGCGATCGCCATCTGCCTCGCCTGCGGGTCGCGGAACCGCGCCGGGTCCAGATCGGCGCGCGTCACCGGGCCGGCAGGCAAAGCGCCCTGCGCGCCCGGGTCGACGAACACGACATCGCCCGGATTCGTGAAGGTGTTGGCCGGCGTGCCGAGCGGCATCGAGGTTTCGGCAGAGACGCCGGGTGTCGTAGCTGCGGCAGGCGTGGTGACGGCTGCAACCTTCGGAGCGAATCCGCCGGCCGCCGCCTGCACCGCGTACTTGCCGCCCAGCGCCAATTCCTTTTGCGCCTGCGCGGCGTACCGACCAGCAGATGCTTCGCGCTCCGCGATGCGGGATTGCCCCACGTCCGTCGCATACATCGGCTGCTGCGGCCCCAGCATCGGGTTGAACGCGGTGTCGCCGCTGATCTTGGTCAGGTCTTGCGGGCCACCCAGGCTGATCAGATTGGCGTTTGCGCCAGCCAGGTCGCCGCCAAGTGCAGCACCGCGCGCATCGCGGCGCGTGTTGAACTCGCCGAGATTCAGCAGGCCCTGCGTGAGCTGCGCCGTGTTGCCGCCGCCGGCCTGAAAAATCCCCGCCGTGTCGCCCAACCCCAGCGGGGCCAAAGTCTGCCCGATGCCCTCCAGCGCAATGCGCTGGTTGCGCGCCATCGTGGCGTCTTCCATCGCCTTGTCGCGGCTGTAGCCTGCGTTCTGCGCGCGGTAGTTGCGCAGAAGCTGATCCTCGTAGGCCGCGTTGCCGCCGCCTCCGCCGAGCGCTGCGCCGAGCTTCGCCCATCCTTCCATCACCATGTCCTCGGTTGGTACACGTAGCCGCTGGCGTAGGGGCCGGGCTGTGTTGCGGCGCCAGCAGCGCCGCCCATTGCAGCGCCGCCACCCATTGATCCGGCATAGGCACTGGCTGCGGTCGCAGCGGCATCGATCCACGGATTGCGGCGGATGGCGCGCAGGCGCAAGTCGTCGATGAAGGACTGCCCTTGTGCCGCGCGGGATTCGAGATTGATGTCAGTCCCAAGAAAGCCCACGTCCCGCGCTTCACCCTGTCTCTGCATGGTCGGCGCATCGATGCGGCTCAGAAGCCCGGCGTTCGTGGCGCCGTAGTCCGACACGCCCTGCTCTGCGATCGCGGCATCGGACTGGAACGCGGACCCCCCGGGGCCGTCGAGCCCGGCGCCTGCCATCGCCTGCTTGCGGCGAAGCTGGTCGGCGTAGCTCTGCAAGGCTTCCGCGCGCTCGTCGGCCGCGTTGCTGCCTTCAAGCTTCTTGACGTTCTCGTTGACCTTGGCGTCGATGTCACGCTGGCGACGGGATTGGTTGCGGATGCTGTCCGCTGCAGCACTGTCCTGCCGGCGCGCGGTCTGACGGGTGTTGTAGGCCTGCGCGCCTGCAGCAGCGGCAGCAACGGCAAGCGCGGCGATGGTCGAGGTTGCAAGGGCCATGGCTCAGTCCAGGATCTTCGAGTAGGAGGATTCGCAGAGCGTAAAGCCCATGCGCTCGTAGAGAGCGCCGGCCTGCGGCGGGCTGTTTGCGAGGTGCGTCATCTGGATCATGCTCGCGCCGGCTTCGCGGCACGCGGGCTCCACCGCTTCGAGCAAGGCTCGACCGACGCCGGACCGCTGCGCGCCAGGATGCACCCACCACATAATCTCGTGCGCCGACTTCATCGCGGCGTTGAACGGGAACGGCGCCACGATCAGGCCGACCATGCCGAGCAGTTCGCCATTCTCCTGCGCCACCAGCAGCACGCCGTCGCGCATCACGTTGATCAGCGCCCGGGCAGACCCCTGGCAATACGGCGAGAACGCCGCATAGTGCGTGCTGTCGTAGAACGCGCGGCCCATGGCGACGATGTCGGCCACGTCCTCGTCGATGGCGCTGCGAACGATCATCCGCCGTATCCGTAGTTGGCCTGCTGGCCGTAGAGGTTGAACCCGGTTTCCTGATTTGCACGACGGCGTTGTGACGCCTCGCGGGACTGGTTCAGGAACTCGGCGAAGGTGCCGCCAAATGCGCCGATGTCCGACACGTTGTTCGCGGATCGGGCCGCTTCCAGGTTCGTGCGCAGCCCGGCGGCGGCTTGCGATGCGGCCGTGGTGGCGTCGAGCCCGGACGTGGCAAGCTGGATCAGGCGGGCGCGCGCATCCTGATCGGAGGCCTCGATGTCTGCACCGACAGCGCGGGACCGGCGATCGACTTCGAGAACGCCCTTGTTGTACTGCCGGCCCAGTTCCGCACTCTGGTCGATCTGCGTGCTGCCGCCGACCAGGCCGTTGCGCGCAAGCGCGAACTTGAGCTGGCGGTCCTGCAGGCTCTTGTCCTCGTCGAGCCCTTGTAACCCGAGATCACGGTTCGCTGAAACGGCGTCGGCGATGTCGGCCTGTCGCTGCGGCGAGTCGAATACCTGGTTGACTCGCGACTGCGTTTGCCGGATCGCGGCGATCCTCGCATCCTCGGCTTGCTGAGCCGCGCGCTGGGCGGAATTGCTGCTCGAACCCATGACTCACCTCACCTTTGCGAACGAGACGGCATCAGAGCCGTCCGCGAAGAATCGACGATGCACGCCTTCCTGCACCATGCCAAGGCCACGCGCGTACCAGTCGCATGCCTCACGCCTCTCGGGAAGAACATACGCCTGCACACGCGCCACGCCTTGCTTGAGCGCGCTATCGATGATCCTGCGCGCAGTGCGCGTGATGCGGTCGCCGTAACGCAGCCAGCCAGATTCCGTCGCCAGCATCCAGCATTCCAGCGTGTTCATGCGCACCGGCTCCAGTCCGCCGGCCACATAGATATGCCCGTTGCGGTCGAGCAGACAGAAATGCGGGCCGGGGATGGCTTTCAATCCCGCCACACACGCATCCTCCGACCACGCGTGCGCAGTCAGCGCCTCCCACTGCCGGCGCTCGCTGGCGGACGCGCCAGCGGCCAGGGCAGCGTAGTCCTGCGGCCGCGGGTACGAGAGCGTGCCGTCGGCCATCAGCGGCCCACCGAAAAATCGTGCAGCGTGACGTTCACCGACAGCAACTCCCACGCTTGCGAATCCTCATCCGGTAGGAAGCGGATGCACGGGGAAATGGACGGGGCCGAGAACGGCATTGGCACCATCATGCCGGGAATCGTGTCGTCCACATCGAGCTGGTACGGCGGTGTCTCGATGGCAGGCTGCCGCTCGTCGTAGAAGAAGCTGATTTGTGCGTCCTGCGTGGCGATGACATCGAAACCCTCGACCATCTTGGTCACGCCAGGATTGCCGAAGTCCAGCCACGGCCACTGCACCATGCCGTTGAAATACGTCGTCTGTGCGCCGTCGCCGTCGGTGTATTCGTCCGCCTGCACGCCTTCGGTCACGACAGACACCGAATCAACGCCGTCGATGGTGTGGCGCACGTACAGCCTGTTGTTGAGCTGCGCGAATTCGGTGATGTCGTAGGGGAAGAAATAGCGCGACCACGAACCGCCGTTCGGGCCTTGCATGTAGACGTAGACGATCGTGCTCATGTCGCCCTCCCGAGCTGCCACTGCAAGCGCTGGCCGGTGTTCATGGCGATCTTCTCCAGCGTGCGCCCAGCCCCGACAAACTGCAGGGGATAGTCTACGCCGTAGCGGTCGCGTTGCATCCGCATGTAAAGCTCGCCGGTGAGAAGATACCCGAGGATCACGTCGGAGCTTGTGCTCTGCATCGCGCGCTTGTCGTCATGGGTGACGCGCGGGTTGATTGCACCAAACGGCAGGCTGGTGAATATCTGCTGCTGCGTCAGGGTATCGAACCACCAGAATTGTGCCTGCCCGTTGCGCACAAACGCGATCGTGGGGTTCATGTTTGTATCGAATGCCAACGACAGCTCCGTGATTCCGGACAACGAGAACTGCACCGTATCCGGCACGTCAGCCGCGCCGAGCATCACGTCGTCGCCGTCGAGGTAGACGGTCCACTGTTTCACGCGCAGCCCTTCCGACCCATCCCGCAGTGCCACGCCGCCAAGCTCCGAATCGACGAGGGGATCGAACGCGATCGCCTCCCCGTCGATGTAGGGCGCCGGAATGGCTGTCGTGCTGAGGACGTTCTGCGGCATCACAGTGTTTTTCTCGCCCATGAAATGCGGAATGTCAGCTCCAGAATCTTTGTGCTGTCCTTCGGGATCGACGGCGTGAACCCGATCTGGAACACGCCCCGCGTGGTCGCGATATCCACCGCGCCAACCCCGCCCACTGCGTTGCCAACGGCGATGCTCCACGAGAGTTTCGCGTCGCGATAGTAATCCCCGGCGCTGTAAGTGAGCAGCGTTCCCGACGCGGTTCCGCTGGCGCTGTCAGCCGGCAACCCGGTGACCGCGCCCAATGGGCCGCTGTAGGTTCGATTGAGCGATCCGCCGCCGCCGAAAGCAAACGCCTCCCCCACCGGAGACCAGACGCTGCTCGTCACGAGGGCGGCGCGCACCACGTAATCGTAATCGACGCCGCTGATGGTGATCTCGTCCTCCACGTCTTCGAGCGGCGGGTATTGCCGGCACTCGTAGGTGACATCGAGAAATTCGTCCGCCAGGACCGTGATCGTCGTTGGCGTTCCGCCGCCATCCAGAATCAGCGCGCGGGAAAACAACGACCCCGTGGCACCGGTACGCCCCACACCAACCTCCGACAGATTGCCAGCGGCCGCGCCCTGAGCAAACCGGTACACCCTCCGCTGCCATCCGTAGTACGGGGCAGAGCCCTGGGCGTTCCCGGTGTCTGAAATAACGTTGTTGGTGCCTGCGACGTAGGAGACGAGGGCGGTCTGCGCGTTAGAAGGTGCGGTGCTTCCGGAGCCGACCTGACACGCCGCAAGGTGCCCGCCCGCGCTCTCGCCGAGGTAGTCCAGGCCCTGGTCAAGGATCAGGTTGGGGAACCAGTCGGCCAACACGCGCCGCGAGCCGTCCGCCTTGACGGCCTCCAGCTTGAACAGGGCGGCGAATTGGCATGGGATCGAGATCATTCTTCCTCTCCGGGGAGCGCCAGCCAGAATTGACCGGCGCCTGGGTAATAGGTGCCGACGGCGCGGCGCCCCTGCGCTTCGAGCCGCGCGGCCGCTTCCTGCACCAGAACGTCAACAGGGGCGCCGACATCAGCAGATGCAAGGTTGGTCGAGCCCACCGCAATTCCGACCGTGCGAACGCCGAGTTGTGACAGGAAAAACAGTTCGTCGGCCACGGCCACGGCCGCATGCTGGTGCGTGGACCCGATGCCGTCCATCTGGTCGAGCAATGCCATGGACGCAGGATCAGGGTCGACCTGCCACATCTGGAAGGTGCCGGCGTTGTAGACCACGATGTTGCCGCGGTAGATGTTCATCACCGCGGCGTTGTTGGCGTTGGTCTGCTGGATGCCGGTCGGCAAATACCCGGCATCATCCGCCGTCGACCAGTCGAGCGGGTTGTTCGTAGCGCAGAAGCGCACGATGTCGCCGTCGGCGGCGAACACCTTGGAGGCTGCGATGGCGACCACCCTGGACTGCGGACACTTCACGTCCTGGATGTTGAGCCCGAACGCCTCCCACGAAATCGTGTTGTCCGCGACGAAGGCGCCGGGGATCGTGGGCCATATCGGTTCCGTCGGCCCTGACAGCATCGTCGGGCTGGCCTGCCAGACGACACGCGTTGTCAGCACCGCTTCCCACGTCACCTCGTTGTCGACAACCGTTACACCCAGCGTCGGCGGCCAGACCGGCTCCTCCGCGCCGGACGTGCCGACATCGGCCTGCACCGCCTTGTAGATCAGCCCGGCAACCGTCGGCTGCGACACCACGTTCCATGCGACCGTGTCGACCCATAGTGGGTCGCTGCCGCCGTTGCGGTAGGCTCGGATTGCGACCCGCACGTACGCCGCGCCGCCGGGCGCCAGCGCCGTGACCGTGGATTGGCGCCACTGCCCGCCCGATCCCGAACTGACCAGCGAGCCGCGATCAAAACTGATCTGCGCGAATGCGTCGTCCAGCCACTCAAGCCCGACGGCGGCGCCGGCCTCGCCCGATCCGGACGCGCCCTGCTGCACCATGCAGGTTGCGGTGACGGACTGACCAGGCGTCACGACAGCCTCGGTGGTGTTGACCAGCCGGACATCGACAGCCGTGGCGTTGAAGGTCGCGGACCACGCGCCCTGATACTTGTCGCCGCTGTTGGTGATCGTCCAGCCGGACTCCTTCGTCCAGCCGGTGTCGCCATCCTCGAACCCGGGATTGACCAGCGCAGTAGATACGGGCGCCGAGATCGTCAGCGGCCGGCACAGCGAGCCCGGGATGTAGGCGAAGCCGGGTTTCCAGACTGCGACGGTCATTGCTGACGCCTGTTGCCCGGAGGGTAGCGGTCACGGATGGGGCCAGGCACCGGCAGCGAGCCGCCGGGGTTGTCCTGATCCGGGTTCGTGTCGCCGGGGATCGGCGCTGCGGCAGGCGGCCCGAGATCCACGTCCTCGACCACCGTGCCGAGATCGTAGGCCGGCCAGATCGGCTCGACCTTGCCAGACCGCGGCGTGTCGCCGACCGTCTCGATCGCGGTGTACTTGTAACCGTTCGGCACCGTCGGCTCGATGACATCGTTCAGCGCACGCAGCACGTCCGGCGCCCACACCGGGGCAGGATCGCCCAGCCGCGTCGCCCGGTACGTGAACCCGTTCGGCGTCGTCGGCACCACGTAATCGCCGATCTGGTACGGCGTATCGGGCTCCCACTCCACGCCCGGCACCAGCCAGAAGTGGTACAGGTTCCCCGACTCGAACTCGGCCACGACATAGGGCACACCCAAGTACGCGGCCGCGAAATGGATGGCGGCGATCGGGGAGGCGACAGCGTTCGGGTCGACGATCACCACCGTCTCGAACAGCGGGTTCGTGGGTGTCGACGGCACATGCGAGAACACGAGGAGCCGCTGGTCGAACGCCATCAGCCCCTTGGTCTGCTCCGGCAGCGCGACCACCTCGACGGTGCCCGGGCGCGACTTGACGGTGGCCGACTGCGTAACGAACCCGTTCTGCAGGTCGTAGAGCGCATCCTCTGGCGCGCCGCCCTTGATGCGCTGCCGGTTGATGCCGCGGTTCGCGCGGTTGAGGACCTGCGTCCTCATGGCGGGAACGGCACCGTTGGCACGGGATCGACGTACAGCGCGCCACGCAAGCGTTCGCCCGGGATGTACCGCGCCGTGTGGTGCGAGCCCGCGACCAGGCTGGAGACGTAGGTTTCGAGCTGGCTGTTGCGACTGCCCGCGTAAACGGCGGCGTCCGGCTGTTTGAAGTAAGCCTTGCAGTTCGCCACTGCCAGCAGGTAGATGGCATGATCGTCGATGGTCGCTTCGTCGTCGTCGGCCGCGAACGCGCGCAGCGCCACTTGCGCCTTGACGCGCAGCTTCTGTGCGTCGGTGCCGGGGGCCGGCCAAATCTCGATGCACGAGCGAACGTCGTAACGGCTCGGCCAGTACGAGTGATCGTTGCGGGAATAGAATTCCGGCGGGATGCCACAGATCAGCGAGTACCAGAGATCGCCCTGGCTTTCGCGCTGCATCCCGACCCAGTAGAGCTTTTTCGGATCGGCTTGGTCGAGGCACGGCGGATCTTCGGTCTGCTCGTCGTTGGCGTCGAAGTCGTAGAGGTTCTGGCCGGGGACGCACGTCCAGGTGAAGAACCGCTCCACCCGGAACACGTCGTAGCGATAGTAGAGCGTGCGCTGCGCATCCTCCAGTATTTGCTTGACCACGCCGATGGCGTTGGCCGGCATGCGGCGCTCCAGCTCCAGCATGTATTGCTCATAGGTGTCGCGCGCCTGCTTGGCCCCGTCCTGCTTGATCCGCTCGCGCATCATCGCCAGCGCGAGATTCTGGATCGGCACGTAGTCCATCGCGGACAGGTCGGCGTCGGTGCTCATGTAGGCGTTGGCGACGAGGCCGTTCAGTTGATACCGCTTGATGACGATCTGTTGGGCGTCGTTCATCGTGGAATTGATCGCGTCGTCGATGTTCGGCGGCTTGCGCTGCGTGGTGTCGGACAGATACCGCTCGACCGCATCCTTCCATCCCTGAGCATCAGGCCGGCCGTAGTGTGCGCACGCGATCGCCATCGCCATGTTCAGCACGGCCGAGCTGTCGACGGTGCATTGATCGGTCGAATTCACCATCGGCGTGGGATAGCTGACGCCGCTGTTGTCCATCTCGACACGGCGCCAGAGGATGTTCTGCGCCTCGTTGAGCTGGTCGCGAAGCAAGTCCAGCATGCCCGGCGGCGGGTTGGCGATGTTGAGCGCGAAGCCCAGCAGCCGCATCATCTTGTTTTGCAGGATTTCCAACGTCTCGCGCGTGACCAGCGTGAACGGATCGGCCAGGCCGAGTTCGTTCTTGATCGCCTCGCGCATCTGCGCGCGCGTGCGCTTGAGCGTGGTGATGTTGGTGGACGCGTCGTCCATCCGTAGGAAGCCGAGCGCCAGCAACGTGGCCGTGGTCAGTTGTGCAAGCGTTCTCACGTCAGGCTCCCTCCGATCAGTGCTGCGCTCACGTCCACCGCCTCGTCTGCCATCGTTGTCTCCACCAGCACCGGACGCAGCGCGCCTTCGAGCAAATCCGCGGCGGTGTCGATCGCCTCGTCCGCCATTTCCGTCGCTTGGTACGCCACCCGAAGCGAGCCATCCAGCAGGTCGGCTGCCGCATCGATTGCCTCGTCGGCCATCTCGGTGGCGACCAGGGCATTGCGCAAGCTCCCTGAAACCATGTCGGCGCCGCTGCCGATGGCCTCGACATAGGCCTCCAGAAACAGGCCTCTCAGTATGCCAGCCCCTATATCCAGCCCCTCGATCGACTCCAGCGGGTAGGGCCGGGATGTCAGGAACAGGTAGTAGTCGATCAGCGCCCCAGCCACCACGGCGGCTGTCGTTTCGACCGCCTCGGTGATTGCGAAAGCCTCAGTGCCGCCACCCTCACAATCGCAGTTCAGTACGTAGTTGACGGGGATCTGCGGCATGAATGGTCAGAGGGGCCGGTTTCCCAGCCCCTCGTGTCTCCGCAGTTACTTGGTGGACTTGCCCTTGGCCGCCTTCTTCTTGGCCGCCGACCGCGTGTTCACGACAGCTTGCGACGCTTCCGGGCTGCGCCGGTTGGCGCCGGCATTCTTCGGAGCACCCAGGCCCGAGGCCTTGGCGAAGTCGCCGACGGTCGGGTAGACCCGTTCGACCACGCGCAGACCCTTGCCGTTGTACTTCTTGCGCATGCGCTCGTACTCGCCGACCACGTCGTTCGGCACGTCGACTTCGATTTCCTCGCCCTCGATGCGCTCCACGTTCTCGGCCATGTGCGCGGCTTCGAGCAGTGCGATCTCGTACTCCGGCACCTGGGTCGCGGTCTTGTCCATGCCGCGGGTGACGAGGACGTGGACAAGCGCGGTTTTAACGGTGCCGCTATCGTTGGTTGCTTCTGTCATGTCGTTCTCCTTACGCCAAGCAATCGACGGTGGCGGCAGTCGACACCTTGATCCAGATCGGAAGCGTGACCTGCGCCATCGCGGTCGCAGTACCGGCGGCACCGAGCGTGGCGAGCGTGGCATAGCCCGAGTCCGTGGCCGATCCCTGCACGACGAGAGAGCCCGCCGTGCCGTTGATGAGCACGGCGTTGAAGCCGGGGGAAAACGGCGTGTCACTGAGCTGCTGTGCCGTGCCGGTGATTTTGAGCAGGTTGAGTCCGAGCGCCATTCCGTTCTCCTTATGCGATGCTGAGGACAGCGTTCGCGTTGCGCTTGTTGATGGTCAGGCCGTACGAGCTGGTCTGCGCGAAGTAGTGGACGTAGCGATCGGGCAGGCGCTCCGGCTTGCGGTTGAGCATCCAGCGGCCGGTGAACGGGCGGAAGGTGATCGTCTTGCTGTTGAGGAAGTAGGCGCGCTGCGTCCACGGCTCCGCGATCACGCCCAGTTCCGCGTCCAGCACTTCGAAGGTCGGGTCCCACACCAGCTCCACGCCCTTGAAGTACAGGCCCGTGGTGGACGCGTCCAGCGAGATACCGCCGCGCATGTTGCCCGGCGCGTGGATCTCACGGTTGATGGTGACGCCCGCCTGCTCGCGGTACTTGTCGAGGAAGGCTGCGCCAACCACGATCATGTCGGGCACCAGCCCGCCGTAGAGCGTGCAGGCGCGCCACATGATTTCCATCTGGTCGATCAGGTCCGCATCGGCGATGCCGAGGCTGACGTTGTTGCGCCAGTAGGTCGAGGTGCCGGCGTTGATGTTGCCGACGATGCCGGTGGTCGGCGTGGTCGACACCAGCGCGTCCAGGCCTGCGATGGCCTTGGCGTTCTGCGTGCCGTCAAGCAGAAGCTCGCGGGCCAGGCCGTCGTTGATGCCTTCCTTGAGCGCGGTGTAGCTGACTTCCAGCAGGTTGACGAGCTGGATCTTCTCGGCACCGGTGGCAACGGCTTCGCGGTCATCGGTGATGATGATGCCGTTCGCGGCGAGGCGGTCCTCGTCGAACCAGAAACCGTCGTGGTAATTGGCATAGCCGAACTTGGCCTGACGTGCCGGGTCGCGCTCGTTGTACGTGACCTGATCGGCGCCGAAGTAGTTCTGGTAGTTCGAGTCGTTCGACACGAACACGGCTTCGTTGTGGAAACCGTTGCCGAAGATGACGGGCTTCTTGCGGTCCATCAGCCATTTCAGGAACGGGCGTTCCCGGTTGATCTGGTCGATGGGGTTGTTGCGGCGGTAGGTTTCCAACGAGTAGTTGGCACCAATCGCGATCTGTGCGGCGGTGAAAGGCATGGTCGTGATCTCGGAAGTGATGGGGGTTGAGTCCATCCACGGTCCAAGGGCGCGACGCCTTGTTTCTGCGCTACCGGTGAGCGAGGCCGGCGTGAATCACTGCTGTCGTGGCGCGGGTTGTCAGCCCGCGCGCACAGTTTGCACCAATCGCGGGGGTTGTCAACCGCGCGCGGCGGCGAGCCCTTGCTCCAGCGCTTCCATCGGGTCTTTCGTCACCACGTTCATGGCCGGTCGGCTGCCGGTCGGACGCAGCGGGACAGCGCCGGCACGCGGAACGAGAGGGGCGGCCACCGGAGCAGGCATGGCGGCGACCAGCGCGGCGTAGTCCTCCGCGATCGCCTGCGCCCACTGGTTCGGGGGTAGCGCGCGCATGATGCGCGTCGCCGCGACGTTGAGCGCCGGGTAGATTTCCTTGTAGCGCGGGTTCTCGGCCTGCCACTTCGCGCTCAGTTGCTGCACATGGGCGTTGGCCTGCGCCGATTCCTGCTGCACCTGAGCGTGCTGCGTGGTCTGCTGCTGCTTCTGTGCCTGCGCGTCGGCCTGGAACTTGTTCGCCGATCGGGCGCCGGCCAATTCCTCGGCATGCTTGCGGTCCAGCTCGCCGCTCTCGACCGCGGACATCAGGTCGGCATGCTCGGCCAGCGGGTCATAGACGCCCTGCACCGGCTTGCCGAGCATCTTGGACAGGCCGGCCAGCTCCGATGTCAGCATGGCGTGGGCCTTTTCCGCAGCGGCCCGGTCGCCACCATTGGCCGCGCGGATCGTCTCGCCGTAGCTCAGCAGCGTGCTGAATGTCTCGGAGTCCCCGACGCGACGCGACACTTCCTCGATCAGGAAGTCGGCGTCCTTGCGCCGGTCAATGATCTGCTTGAGTTCGCCAACATCCTTGACGCCCTCGGTGGCGAGCATGGCCTTGATCGGCTCGTACTCGGCCCGGACGGCTGACAGCTCCTTGAACCGCTCGGCTGCACGGTCCTTGAGGTTGAGCGACTTGATTTCCTCGTCGGCGCTCGGCGGGTTCTTTGGTTCGTCCTTGACTGGCGCATCCTTCGCGGCATCGGCTTTGACGGGCTCCGCGACAGGCGCGGAGGCGTCGGCTTCCGCCTCGGCCGCCAAGCCCTTGTCTAGCCCGGCCAGTGCTTCGGCCTGCACGTCAACGGGCGCTGCAGGCTCCGGCGCAGCCGGCGCTTCTGGCGCGGGCGTGGCGTCGATCGGTTCGTCAGGCAGGGGGTTCGGCATTTGCGGCTCCAGGTTGCGCCGGCTCCCCCGGCATGGGCTGCTGGACGGGGCCAGGCGGCGGGAGCAGTTCGCTCACGTCCAGCCGTTCCCCGTATTTCTCCATCGTGATCTGCGTCAGGCGCTCCAGGCTGTCGGCAATAGCCTCGGGCGTCGACTGGCGCAGCGTGCCGACGGCCGTGATCTGCTGCTGCAAGAAGGGCAGCACGCCGCTCCACGACTCTTTGTCCCGGTTCGTGTTGGGCTTGCCGCTCGATCCGGCGCGAATCTCGACGTTGACCATCTCGGCCAGCGATTCGGCGCCGCTGTACTCGGGCCAGAACGCGTCGGGGCCGACGATCGCGGTCACGTCCTCGGTCGCCATGTAGCAGCGCGCAATCTCCGCGGTGTAGAGGGCAAGCTCGTTCAGCGCCTCCTCCATGTCGTCGCGGCGCCCACCGGTGCGGGCCTGGAACCCGGCCTGCTGAATCTCGGCCTCGGTCGCGGTCTTGTCGTTCGTGACGCCGCCGGCCAAGGCTTCCTGTACGCCCCAGTTCATCTCGATCTCGTTGCGCACGCCGCTGACATCGTAGATGGCGAAGTCGAACGCCGGATACGCCACCTTGGCGAACATGCTTTCGAGGTTACCGTCGTTGATCTGCGTGCGGCTGATGCCGACCATCTCCCCAACATCGCCCTTTGCCAGCGCCCTCGCGTCCTTCGGGTCGATCTGCGCCTTGTCGAAGAATGTCTTGGGGATGACGCGCTTGCGATGCTTGGCCGCCGCTGTCTGGATGCGGTTGTACTCGTCCAGTTGCTTGTAGCTCGACGTGATGAGGCTCTGCGGGTGGCGCTGGCCGTCCACGTCGGAGATGGTGAACAGGAAGAACGGGAAGAACCGCGTCGTCGCGCAAGGCTGGAACGGTGCCTTGACCCAGCCGGCCACGCCCTCGATGCGCGTCAGGACGGAATTGCTGCCGCGGTCCCAAATCTCCCACACCGCCACGTAGCTACCGCCGTCGCCGCCACCAGACATCGCGTCGGTCTTGGCTGCGGAGGCGTAGCCCGACGTGAAGGAATCGGCGTCTTGCGCGTTCATGTCGCCAGCCAGCGCCCCGCTGACGTTGGTCACGTCCGGCTGCTGGATGCACGGCGCGCGCGGCGTGTAGGTGGTGGCGCCGTTGATGCGCTCGGTGGACAGGCCAAACTCAGCCTTGGCGTCCTCTTTCAACATGAAGATGCGCTGCGCCTGCCACGGCATTTCCTGATTGTCGCTGATCGTGTGGCCCAGCGCGCCCTGCCAGTCCTCGGCGTTGATGAAGTCAACCGTGAAACCGCGGGCGATGACGCGCTCGGCCTTGCCCTGCAGCGCGGTCAGTTGCCGCTCGTACTCGGCGGTATCGGCCTCGCTGTCCAGGCTGGCGCCTTCGGCCAGGTCGAGCCGTAGCTGCGTGACGCGCTTGATGTTGTCTTGCAGGTCGTGGATCTGCCGCGCCATCTCGGGGTCGGGCGCCGTGCGCTCCTGCCACGAGGCCTTCATCACGCCGAGCCCCACGGTCAGGGCCGATCGGACCCACTTCTTCGCAGGCGATTTGACCCGAGCTGTGAGCCACATGCGCGAGCACACCAGCTCCAGCGTCTCGGCAAAGGCCTTGTTGTCGCGCTGGCGCTTCTGGAAGCGGTCGCGGATCGTCTTGATCGTCTCGTCGACGTACTGGTCGATGACCGCCTGCGATGCGGCAGCAGGATCAACCTGCGCCACCGGTATCGCGGGGTCGCCGGTCGGGATCGGCCCCTGTGCTGCAACCATCCCGGCAAGCTGCGACTGCTGCTGGACTTCCGGCGGAATACTCGCCAGCGCAGCCTCACGAATCGCGTCGTCGTCCGGCGGCTCCGTGCACTTGGCCGGCATGATGTCGAGGTCGGGGTTCTTCGCGAACAGGAACGCGACCAGGATGCCGATGTAGGTATTCGCGATGTTCGCGTCCAGCTCGTAGCCTGAATCCCCGCGGGCATACTTGCGGTTGCGGGCGTACTCCCTTCGGGCGGGCTCGTCGAACTTGCGCGCGGCCTTGATCGCTTCCTCCCACTTGCGGGAGTCGGCGCGTTCCTGCTCGGTCACGTCGGTCGGGCGCGGATCACCCTCGGGGATGTCGGTTACGATCACGTCCACGCGGGGATTCCTTGGGTCAGGCCGTAGAACAGCTGCATGAAGTCGCTGATCGTGAATCGCGGCGGCATGATGTAGCCGGCGGCCATCATGTCGCGATGCACCATGTCGTGATACAGCGACGGCATCAGGTTAACGGTAATAGCTCTCACGGTCTTCGTCCTCGTTCGCGCGCATCCTATCACGGTCCTCAAACCATGCAGGGGAGAGGGGAATCAGGGTCTTTTTCTCGGTTTTCTCGGGCGCGCGGGCGTCGGCCACGAAGTCCAGGCCGCGGGCGAACAGGCTGCAGGCGTCCACCATGTCGTCCGTGCGGCCGTCCTCGCCGTTGAATGCGCACAGTTGGTCGATCAGCTTGTCGCCCCACTTCCCTTGCTTGACGAACACAGTCCCCGCGGCGGCGCGCGCGGCGAAACCCATGGCGCGTGTCCACTTGTTGCCGGCGCTGGCCAGCGTCTCCAACCGGATGAAGGCCTGCGCCTCGCGCATCTTGCGGTTCCGGGTGGCGTTGATGGCGCGATGAATGACGCCAGCCTCGTCGAACGCCATGACGGGCCGGTGCCTGCGGATCATGGCGATCCACGCATTCAGGCCGTCGTCGGGGTCCGTCTGGCCGCTCCACCAGTCCGTGATGTAGGTGTCGCCGGCCGGGTCCATGGCAAAAATGCCGTGCTCGGTCCAGTCGGGATCGGTCTTTTCGGTGCCGTCGGCGGGCGTCGTAGCCCAGTCAGAGGACAGGTACTTGTTCAGGTTGGCCGGCTCGGCGTCGTAGCGGCGGAACCAGGCGCGCTTGAACAGTAGCCCGGCGATCGATCGGCACATGCCGCCGTAGACGTGATCGTGCAGATCCTTGTTGACCGCCAGCATCTTGAGCCGTTCGGCCTCAAGCTCGGGCGGGAACCACGGGTTGTCCATGTAATTGATGGTGACCACCAGCGTGTCGCTCGCTGGGTTCTCGGCCATCTTGTGGATGTAGTCCTCGGTCTGGTCCGGGTTGTAGCTCCACCACAGCTCCGACCCAGGCATGCGGATCGTCGGGATCAGGATGTTCGCCGACCGCTCCGTGATCTTGTTCGCCTCCTCGCACCACGCGCCATCGTAGCCCTCGTAGGACTTGATCGACTCGGCCGTGTGCTCCTGCAGGCCCACGAAGCTGAACTCGCTACCGTGCGGCCCCTTGATGAGTGTCTGCTGGATGTCGAACAGGTGCGACACGCCAAGCTCGGCAATCGTGTCCGACAGCAGGCGGTGGCTCGATTCCTTGGTCGACTTCTGCGTCTCGCGGCAGCACAGCCAGCGGGTTCGCTTGGACACCGCTCGGGCCACCAACAGGCGGGCTATGCTCCACGACTTGCCAGAACCTCGCCCACCGCGAGCTATCTTGTGCCGTTTCGCCTCGGTGGCGAACGGAATCATCTTCTCGGGGATCTCGACCCTCACTTCGGGGCGACGGCGACTATCTGGATGACGGGCGGCAGCAAATCTTTGCCGTCAGGGCCGGAGAGTTCCTGCTGGATCTTGTCGCCG